TACTCTTAATCTAGTCTTGCCAAAAAAAGTTATACCTCTCTTAAATACTGATGCTCGTTATAGGGTTCTTTGGGGCGGTAGGTGGTCAGCTAAAACAGAGAGTATAGCTAGAATTCTTGTTGTTAAATCTTGTCAGAAAAAGTTACGTATCTTATGTGCTCGTGAAACTCAAGTAGCAATTAAACAAAGTGTTCATAGTAAGATTAAAGAAATAATAGAGTTGATGGGGCTTTCTCCTTATTTTGAGATAACTGATACCTCCATTAAAAATAAGTGGGGTTCTGAATTTATTTTTTCTGGCTTAAGTGATGATGTTATTATGGGTATCAAAAGTATGAACTCTCCTGATATTCTGTGGTTTGAAGAAGCTAGCAGTATGTCTTGGAGAACTTGGGATAAGCTGGACCCTACTATACGTGCCAAAAATGCTGAACTCTATTTTACCCTGAATAGAGATTTAGATGAAGATCCAATATCTCAACTCTTTATATGTCAAGAACCTCCAGAGAATAGTATAGTTATTGAAATGGAGTATTGGGATAATCCTTGGTTTAGTGATGAAGCAATGAAGCAAATGCAATGGATGGCTTCTACTGACTTTGAAAAATATTTACATGAGTGGGAAGGTAGGCCAGTTAATCATAGTGAAGCATCTGTATTTAAGAATAAGTTTATAGTTAAAGATTTTACTCCTTTTATTGACCCTGAAACTTGGTCTCCTCTTTATGGTTGTGATTTAGGATATAGTATAGACCCTACAGTATTAATTAAAGCCTGGGTATATGAGGATAGATTGTATATAGAACATGAGTTATATCAGGACCATTTAGATTTAGATTTGATGCCTGATGCTTTTAATACTATTCCTGGTTCTTCCTCTCATATTATATATGTTGACTCCTCAAGACCAGAGACTATTTCCTATCTTCGTTTACATGGCTTTCCTAGGGCCTTACCATCTCCTAAGGGGCCTGGAAGTATAGAGGATGGTATATCAAGGCTTCGAGGATTTAATAAGATTGTGGTTCATCCTAGGTGTCAAAGAACTTTACATGACTTAAAGAATTACTCCTATAAGGTTGATAAGAAAACTGGTAATGTGCTGCCTGTAATAGTAGACAAGCATAGTGACTGTATTGATGCTCTACGATATGCCATTACTCCTATTATCAGAAATTATAAGATGTCAGGTAGAAGTGGACCAGATATAGGAAGTATACTATGTGACCAATATGGAAGACCTATTTCTTCAAAGAGAAATGTTCCCGAAGCTTATAGATTACAACAAGGATATAGTGCTTTACGTGGGAATAAAAACTTATAGGGATATATAGTTATAATATTAAGGAATAAGAAATAGAAATAGAAATAGAAATAGAAATAGAAATAGAAATAGAAATAGAAATAGAAATAGAAATAGAAATAGAAATAGAAATAAAGGAAAAAGGAAGATAGACACTATGATAAATGACAATGGTGAAGAATTAGAAGGTCTGCCACTCCTAGATGGTATTAAAGAAAGATTTAGAAAGACAGTAGAAGCATGGGATAAGAATTATAAACAAGCCATATCTGATGTCTCCTTTCTAAATTCTGATAACCAATGGCCAGATGGTGAAAGGGCTGAAAGAGTTGGTAAGCCCACTATTGCTTCTGACCGTATTAATGCCCAGGTTAAGAGTATAGTTAATGCCCAGAGAGATAATAGGCCTGCTGTTTTAGTTTCTGCTGTTAATGATGAGGCTGATGAAGAAGTTGCCAATGTCTTACAGGGTATTATCAGACACATCGAATATCAGAGCAAGGCAAATCTAGCTTATGATACTGCTAACGAATTTGCTGTTCAGGGTGGCTTAGGTTTTATCAGGCTCAATCTGGAATATGAGAAGGATTCGTTTTCTCAAAAAATAGTAATATCTGCTGTTCCTAATCCTTTTCTAGTTTATATTGACCCCTCCTTTAAAACAATAGATGGTTCTGATATAGAGTATGCCTTTATAGTAGAACCGATGACCTATGATGACTTTAAATTATCCTTTCCAAAATCTCAATTAAGCAATATACAACATAATGAGTGGTATCCTGTTGCTTCTCGATTTCCAGAATGGTTTGATAATGATAAGAAGACTACTATAATCTGTGAATACTTCGTAAAGGAATATGAGAAATATACCCTAGTCAGATTAAAGAATGGAATTGTAAAAGATAAGGCAGATTGTTCAGAAGGGGAGATTAAAAGAATTGTTCAGAGTAGGGCAGCAACTAGACAAACTGTAAAATGGTACAAACTGGCTTGTGGTATTGATTCCCCAGCTGAGATATTAGAAGAGACTGAATGGGTTGGTTCATCTATTCCAATTATTCCTGTATTTGGTGATGTGTTACTTGATAATGGTTCCCGTGTTTTCTCTGGGTTGGTCCATAATACCAAGGAAAGTCAAGTAATGTTAAACACTATTCAGACTGTTATTTTAGAACAGATTGCTCGTTCTCCTAAAAATCCTTGGATTGTTCCTGCTGGTGCCATAGAGGAATTTAAAGAATACTGGGCTAATGTTAACCTACTTGACTTGCCTTACTTGCCCTATAATACAAAGATAGAAGGCATGGGTCCTGGTGAGTTTCTTCCTGCTCCCTCAAGAATGACCGCTGAACCTCCTATTCAGGGTATGTTACAGGCTTTACAGGTCCTAGAGAATGATATCAAGGCCAGTAATGCTATATATGACCCAACATTAGGTGAGAAGATGGCTAATGACCAGAGTGGAGTTGCTATTAAAGCTCTACAACAGGCCGGCAATATAGCTCATTATAACTACTCCGACAACTTATCACGGGCCATAGCAATTATAGGAACTCAGCTGCTAGATTTGATTAGAAAAGTATATACAGAAGAGAGAGTAATAAGAATAATAGGATTGGATGATAAGCATCAGTTGGTTAAGATTAATGGCCAAGGTGATACAGATGATGAAATGACACAAGAAGGAGTTCAGAAGGTATTTGATATTACTACAGGGGAATATGATGTAGCTGTTTCTTCTGGCCCATCATTTGCTACTAGACGTGCTGAAAATATGTCATTCCTTGTTGAGCTAGTTCAGTATTCTCCTAATAGTATGCAATTTGTCCTGGATAAGATTGTGGGCTTAATGGACTTCCCAGAAAGTAAAGATATTAAAGAAAGATTAGAGAAACTATTACCACCTGCCCTACAAAGCCAAGACCAACAGAAAAATAATCCTCAAATGCTACAACAAGAATTGACAAAGGCTCATGGTCTTATTCAGCAACTTACTCAAACCCTACAAAACGAAACTCAATTAGCTGATAAGGAGGCAATGAAGTTTAAGATTGCCACTCTAGAAAATCAGACAGAGTTAGTAAAACAGCAGAGAGATATGCAGCATGAGGGTTCTTTAACTGCTTTTAAGGCTGAAATTGCTGAAATAAAAGCCGCTTCAGATCATAGTAAGGCCCTTTTACAGCAGGTTCATCAGCACATATTAGATACTGGTGCTAGAGAACATCAAACTGCCATGGATATAACACAGACTATGGCTCAAAATGCTATGACACCACAAGAGCAACAGGGACAGCAAACTCAACAAGGACAGGCACAAAACCAACAAGGACAATAAATCTGTTATAATATATTAAAAGAGCCTTTGAGTCTCATTAATCCTCATACTTATAGGACTTGATACCTTATTTATCATGTGGAGAGAAAAGATATGACCCCTGAGAAAGATGCAATGTTAGATATTGAAGATTTTAATAAGGTTCTACTAACTGGAAAACAAGAGGAGAATGTAGTAAAGCCTCCAGTTAAAGAAAAAGAAGTAGAACAAGAACAAGAACAAGAAGCTCAAGAAACAGAAGCATCAGAAGAAGAAATAGAAACAACTGAAGAAGTAGAAAATGAAATAGAAACCGAAGAAGAGGCAGAAAATAAGGCCCTTTCAGAAGAGGAAACTGATAAAGAAGTAGAAGTAAAAGAAACACCTTCTAAAGTTACTCATCGTGATACAAAAGCCGAAAAACAGATAGCAAAGTTAGTAAGAGAACGAGAAAGACTAAAAGGACAACTGGAAGCCACTCGTAATCAAGCAAGACAACCAGTAACTCAAGAAACATTTATTGACCTTGATGCTCCAAATCCTTTAAATTATGCTAATGGCGAAAATGATATTGATTTTAGAGTTGATGCCAAGTTATATCAGAGGGATAAGCAAAAAAAGATAAATAATTTTCAGGAAATTCAAAAAGAAATAATAAAAAAATATGAAGATACCACTGAATTATTAGAAATGGATGCGGAAAGAGTTGCTTCTGGTATTAAAACAGCTTCTCCAATGATGGCAAAATTAGTATATGATTCACCTATTCCTGGCGAACTTTGGCATTACCTCTTAGCTAATTCTGATGAAGCAATTAAGATAACACAAATGGACCCTATAAAAACTGCTGTTACTATTGGTAGAATTGAGGCTAAATTGGAAAACGAAATCAAAGAGAATAAAGAAAGTAAGGAAATAAGTAAAGAAGTAAATACAAAAATTAAGAAAGTATTGCCAACTCCGCCAAATCCGGTAAAATCTAATAAAGCTAATACTACTGTTCAGGTTAAAAATTATGGCTTTACTGCCTATTAAATATAAGAAATAATATAACAAACTTTTATAAAGGAAATATAAAGTGGCACTTACAAGCGTTTACAACAATCAGGCCTTCATAACCGCTAAGGCCCTGAAGCAAGTTAAAAATAATCTAGTAATGGTCTCTCGTGTAGCTCGTAGATGGGATGGAGACTTTGCAGGTTCTTTTGCTGCTAGTAATGGTGGCCCTGATGGTGGTAAGATTGGTACAACTTTAAATATTAGAACTCCGTGGTTCCCAAGTCTTCGTACAGGTTCTACTGCTGCTCCTAGTGCATATGCTGACTATTTTACTCCCGTAAGTCTCCTACAGTTAGGTGTTGATTACGAAGTTACTGTAGCTGATCAGACCTTAAATGTTGATGAATTTTATAGTAACATTGTAGATCCAATGGCAAAGACTCTCTATCAGAATATGGATTATGTTTGCTGGCAGGCTATTAATCCAGGTGTTCAAGGTGGTGGTTTTAATCAGTTCATAGGAAAACCAGGAACTCCACTAACTAACTCACAGAATATAATGGATGCATATGCTGTTATGCAGACTCAGGCTTCCGTATTTACTGATGATAAGATTTCAGTGGCTCTTAATCCACATACTAATGCTAATGTGTGGCAGGGTATTTCTACTGTGTTTAACCCTCAGTCAGATGGATCAACTCGGTGGCGTAATGGTAGTATTGGTCATGTAGCCGGTATTGATTATTGTCAGACTGCTAATGCTCAGGCTCTAACTCTTGGGACATGGTCAGGAACTATTCTGTATTCCTCAGGTGCTTCTGATGGCGGAAATACTATCACAGTTTCTGGCATGACTGGTGCTTTTGCTCCTGGTGAACACTTTACTCTCAATGGTGTAACAGCTGTTACTCCCATGGGTAAGGCAACTCAGTCAGAACTTAAACATTTTGTAGTTGAATCACAGACTGGCTCAGTTGTTACCTTCTCTCCAGCCTTCCATTTAACTGGTCCTCTTCAGAATATTAATGCTCTTCCTATTACTGGTGCTAATTTAAATCCTTGGGGTTTTACAACTGCCTCAGAATTAACTGCCGGAACTGGTCAGATTGCTCGTGAAAGTCTAGTATTCCACGAAGATGCCATTGCTTTCTGTATGGCTGACCTAATTGATACCTCAAATCTTGGTGGTGTTGCTGGTGGTAATAAGTTTGCCGCTCGTATGAAAGATCCTCAGACTGGTCTTCGTTGTTCTACACTATTCTGGATTGATGGTTATAATCATAAAATCTTATTTAGACTTGACGCACTTTATAATGCTGCTCCTCTACGACAGGGTTTTGCTACAATTGTTGTAGAATAATTAAAATTAGATATAAAGGAAAAATAAAATATGCCTACTACAACTAATACCCCTTCAGTAACCATTTCTCCACTTACCACTGTTTTATCATCTGGTGGTTCCCTTGGAGCAAATGCTAATGACCCAATTACTTTCTTCCTAGGTGGTACTCAGCTTGCTTCTGTCATGGTAGCTAATCAGTATTACACTATTGCTTCTGTTGGTGGAGTAAACTATGCCTCTTACGGAACTCTACAAGCCTCTCCTGTTGGCACTGGAGTAGCTAATACTGTTGGTGCTGTTTATCTTGCCTCCGGTCCTGCTACCCTTGTTGCCGGTCCTACTGGTGCTTCTGCCTCTTTTGCTAACAACAGTGCTGGTATTGGTGTTATGACCATTACTACTGCTCCTACTGGTGGAACTGCCTTTTCTATTGGTCAGGTAGTTACTGGTGCTGGTCTACCCGCAACTGGTCTTCAAGTAGTTAGTCTTATATCAGGAACTCTTGGTGCTCTTTCTAGCACTTATCTGATGAGTGCTGCTACTGGAACTGTTTCAACTGAATCTGTGACTATTTATCAGAATGCTGAAGTAATCCCTTCTGCTATTGCCCAGAACAGTGTAATCCTACAGAATCCAGGCTTTGCTCCTCTTCCTGCCACTGCTTACTCTGGCTTAACTTCAACAACTCCTTTTGGGTTCTCTACCCTTGCTAATGCCCAGGCTCTTGTTGCTCAGGTTCAGGCTATTAATAGTGCTCTCCTAGCTCTTGGATTAATTGACGCATAGTCTTTACCTTATTAATACACTCTATTATTACTCAAAATGGCTCATTAGAAATAGTGGGCTATTTTGTTTTAGTTATAATATAATATATGTGAGGTATACTCTTGGAATTTCCTATTTTTTTATATAAACGACATAGCACAGAAGCCTTTCAATGCCCTTCTCAGGAGTTTCTAGATGGCATTAAAGATAAGGAAATGTGGCAAGAAACACCTTGGCACGAACCTATAATAAAAACTGTTGCTGAATTAGAAAGAGAATATCCTAAATTACTGGCTAAAATAGATAAATTAGAGTTAATAGTAGCTAATTTTGAAGAAGAAAGTAAGATTAAAGATGTCCAGATAGCTGATTTAAAAGTAAAGTTAAGATTTGCCAAAAAAGGTCTATAAAATATGCCCTCATCCTCTAATTTTCCAGGTATTGCCTCCCCTTCCGGTAAGTTGGTGGCACAGGATATAATTTTAGCAGCTTACTCTTTCCTTGGAATATATGATACTACTTCACCATTAACTCCTTTTGAATTACAATTGGGATTACAGAGTCTTATAGATTTATTAGATCAGTGGGATAATCAAGATTTATCAGTATTTTCAACCACTCCTTATGTTTTTCCCTTTCAATCAGGTATACAAACATATCAGGTGGGAGCAACTAATAGATTTGTATGTAATGTTTTAGGTAATATAATGACTGTAATATCAGGAACTCCGGGTAATATAACAGCTGGACAAGTTCTTATTGCTCCTGGTATTGCTCCTAATACAACTATTACAAGTATATTATCTGGAAATCAATATCAGATATCTTGGACTGCCCCTATACCCATTACTCAAGTTGATGCTGGTTTATGTTCCTTTGTTTCTCCAAATACTAATTACTTTAATACTATCTCTTCTTTAGACTATAATTGGAATATACCTAGACCAGTTAAGATAGATAAGGTAGAAATACAATACCCTTCTGGTCTTTCTCAACCTGTCAAATTAGAAATACCACAAGTTTCATTAGAGGTTTGGGCAGGAATTCCACAAGACAATACAACTAGTTTATGGCCCACAATGGTTTATGATGATGCTGCTGATGGATATAGAAATTTACGCTTTTGGCCTATTCCTGGAAATACTGCCAATTGTATATTATGGGTGTGGGACCAATTAGACAAAGTATCTAGCTTATTAGATACTGTATTTGCTCCTCCTGGTTATGCTATGGCTCTTAAACTTTCCCTGGCAGAATTATTAGAATTTCATTTTGAGAGAAGTCTGGCTCCTGAATTTCATTTAAAGGCCCTTGCTGCTCGTAATGCCATAAATAATATAAATGCTGATATTCCCTGTATAAAGTATGAGAGTATATATGCCGGTTCACAAGGTTCAAGTATGATATTTGAATCAAGAGGAAGAGTAAGACTGTAATAAATATAAACAAGGAGATTATAAATGATGGAGAATAATTTAATACTTCCTAGACTATTTGGGGTTGCTTCTGTTAACTCTACTATGCCTGGAATTTTAACACGATCAAATACTGGAATAGCCCACTTTGAAGCAGTTGGTTCTTTATCAACCACTGCTGCCACTGTTCAATTTCAAGGTTCTATATCAGGTCAGAATTGGTCAAATGTAGGAAGTGCTTTAACCTTTACATCTGGAACTGGTAATGTAGCTCAATTTGTTGTCAATACAAGTGTCAATTATAATTTTTATCGCTGTGTAGTATCAGGTCTGTCAAGTGGTAGTATAAGTGCTTGGATGGGCAATTAAAATAAAAACTATAAAGGAGTATACTAAATGCCCTATGTTACAAATTCTATACCTTCTACGACTAGTCCTCTTAATATGCAGGTAGTGGCCTCAGCAAACGAAAACCAAGTTCCGGCTGGCTATATTCTTGTATCTAATGGAACTAATGCTGATTGGACTCCTCAGGCTAGCGATTTGTCTACTTATGCTTATGAAATATTTGAGCCGGGTGTCTAATTTTCTGGAGGTGTGCTATTCCTTACAAATCACGTAAACAAGAAAAGTTTTTTAATGCTAATAGAGATAAATTAGAAAAGCAAGGTGTTAATGTAGAGGAATGGAATAAGG